GGGTGGCCTAGCTAGGTAGCCCTGACGCTACCTGAGGGCGCATTAGCAGGTGCCCAAACTCCTGTTCCCTTTAATACTCCCCCGGTTTGCGTGTCCGTGTTAGCTGTAACCCCTTGGGGGGGAATGGATTTGAACACGGACAGCTAACACGGCGTAACACGGACACTGTCCTCGCAACAACAAGTGCTTATTGAGAATGGACACCCGCTAACACGGACATGTCCGTGTTGTTGCCGTGTTAATTGTCCGTGTCACTCCTGTTGCAGCGCAATGGATTTGGGCTAACACGGACAGAAAAAGGGGGAGAGTATTAAGGGGCAACTCTCCCCAGGTGTCCGTGTCAGATGTAGTTGATGCCATCTCCGCGGCTCGTAACCATCTCCTGAGCGGACTGGCGGACGCGCTGGCGGGGGCGGTAGTGCATCACCGTCTTGTTGCGCACGCGGGCGTTGGGGCGCACCTCGGACTCCAGCACTGTGCCCACCAGCCGGTCGAGGTAGCGGCGCAGGTTGCGCTCGTTGAACTGCAGGTCCAGGAGTTGCATCCACTCGCTGGGCATCCGCCACTCGTCATCGGTCACACGCCGGAACGCTGCAGAAAGCACCTCCATCGGTGAAGATTCGCCTTGGTTGGGGTCCATCCACTGCCAGACGCCGTTGTAGCCGTCGCGGGTGATCTGCAGCTTGCGGCCCGCGTACCCGCCCCGGCTCTTCTCCACCAGCAGGTGGCGGGTCTTGTTGAACGAGGGGGAAGTCTTTTTCTGCTTGATCAGCTCTGGGTCGTAGTACACCCACAGCTCCTCGCAGGCGGCCTTGATCTGCTCGGTGCCGCTGAAGCGCAGGGGCTCGTCACGGCTGGTGTGGTGCAGGATCAAAAAGGCGCATTTGGGCCAGCTCTGGCCGTTGTGGCGCACAAACATGCGGATCGGGTCCGCATAAGCAGGGTCGCCCACCTTCACGCCGGTGACGGCCATTGAGGTCAGACAGTCGCAGATCACGAGGTCCGGCTTGAAGTCGCTCAGCGTCTGGACGATGGGGATCATGTCGTCGAAGTTGGCGCCGGAATGGATCAGCAGGCGCTCTTGGCAGGCGTGGTCCTCAATGCCCTCCAGTACCAGATCCCGCACCATGTCCTCATCGCTGCAGTCGCTGGTGAGCACCAGCACGCGGCCGGGGCCGTTGATGCCGTGGCGGGTGTTGCCGATGTCGACCGGGGCGCCGTTCAGCACCCGAGACGCCAGGAAGCACGCCAGCGTTGTTTTGCCGCTGTGCGAGCCGCCTGCAACGACGTGAACGCGGCGGGGAAGCAGGCCGTCGAGCACGTCGGTGGCGACGTTGTCGTTGCGGCGCGATTTGGCGATGTCGGCCATCGAGCGCGGGGCGCCGAGGCTCACCACCCCCAGCCATTGCTCCAGCCGCAGGCGGTACAGATCCGCGGGGCTCACGCCGTACTCCCGGTAGGCGCGGCCGGTCCACGCAGCCAGCGCCGCATGATCAGCGCTCACCTCGTTCATCTTGTTGAGCACCTTCTTCAGCCCGTCGACGTGGAGCTGCGTTTGCTCCAGCGGGGGCAGCGCCCAGGTCGGCCACTGGAAGCCGTTGTTGCGGGCGAAGTGAAAGAGCGAACCGATGCGGGCGCGCTGGTCTTCGGCGACGCGGCTACTGGCTAACGACGCGATGGTTTTCTCGGCGGTGGTGTTGCCCCAGTCGTTGCGGGTGTCCCACTCGCTGGCTTCGATGATGTCCTGGGCGAGCTCGGGGCCGAACTCGTCGATCAGGCCGCAGATGATGCGGCGCACCTTTTCGTAGGTGCCGCTGCCGCGCCCGTCGCGGTTGGGGCAGAACTCCAGCGCCTCACGCGCCAGCTGGATCTTCTCGTGGGTGCGGAGGCGCTCCCATGGGGTGGCGTCGTCCTCGCCAGAGCGGCGGCGTTCCTCCGGGCTGTCGGGCACCTGCTCGTCGAACTTGGCGATGATCCCCATCAGCAACCACTCCGGCGCGTCACCCCACTTGACCTCGGTGGGCGCGCTGCCGGGGAGCCAGCGGTAATACAGCGGGTGCTGGTGCGAGCTTTGGGGGTGGTCGCCACAGATGACGGCGTGACGGCCGGTGCCCGTGCCGTTCATCCAGATCGCCTCAAGCACCACCTTGTCGTCCACCCGCCAGCTCGCGCTGCGGTTCTCGAGCTGGGGCCACCAGTGGGGCGGGACACGCAGGAAGACCTTGCCGCGGCCTTTCTTGCCGCTCTCGTTGCAGATCGTGGGGCGCAGTTCGCTCGGGTTGCGGTGGAAGTGCTCGCGGAAGGCGCGGACGGCCTGGGACCCGGTGCCGTCAAAGTCAATCACCAACAGGCCGCCGGACTCGGGGCCGGTGATGGCACCAACGCCGATCAGCTTGTTCGACTTCCAGCGCTCATACGGCGACGGGGAGGAGTTGATGCGCAACACATCGTCGAGTGTGCGGCCGGAGCCTTTGGTGTTCCAACCCTCCTCAAAGCAGACCTTGGAGTCGTCGTTGCCGCCGGTGAGGGCATAGCGCCACTGGGGCGGGAGGCCCTCCAGTAGCGCTGTTTGGTCGTCGCGAAGCATGAACTGTGAACACGGACAGGCGGAAAGTAGCGCGAGTTGACCGCGTTCGGTAGTCTCTGCGCAGCCCTACCGAGTCAGGTGCAGATGGACTTCTTGGAGGGGGAGCTGCTCCCCCACGAGCGACGCGATCTCATTCAGGAGATCCAGCTCGACACCTTTAGGCACATGAAGATTGAAGACGTGCGCTGGGTTACGAGCTGGGCTCTGACCTTGGCGACCATGTCCGACGAGACCATCCTTCGCATCTGGAGCGGGATCCATGGCGGACGTTGATCAGTCGCTCCTCCATGACCTGGAGAGGTTCGGTAGTGCATTTGCACTCGACATGGAGACGGCGCTGGTGCCCCTGTGCTGGGAAGGTAGGCATCAGCAGCGCCTGCTCCAGCTCTACAACGATCAGCACAGCGCTTGGTATGACCTGAAGCTGTGGGGCGATCCGCAGTGGGAAGCGCTGCGGGTGTGGCTGGAGAATCCTGAGCTGGAGGTCTACGGCCACAACCTTGGCTTTGACGTGAAGTGTTTGCTGGCGTCAGGTGTTGAGGTGAAGGGGCGCCTGTACGACACGATGATCGCGTCGCGCCTCATTCACCAGGGCGTGGCCAACGTCCGCCACTCGCTTGCTGATGTGGTGCGGCGGGAGCTGGGCAAGATCATTGATAAGTCGCTGCAGTCGCAGGACTGGATGAATGCTGAGCTCACCGAGGCGGATCTGGCTTATGCGATGACCGACGTGAAGATGACGTGGGATGCCGCCCACTCGCTTCACGCGCAGGTGTATGAGCAGGGGCTGCTGCACACCTATCAGCTGGAGACGGCGCTGATCCCGGTGGTCGCCGCCATGGAGCTCAAGGGGATGTATGTCGACGTTGAGCAGCTCAAGTCGGCGCGGGAGTTCTACTGCTCCAGCCGCAATGAGGGGGAGGCGTTTTATGTGCAGTTGCTGGATGAGCAGCTTAAGGAGGCGGGGCACTATGGGTTGCCCCGGCTGGTGTCAGGTGAGTTCAACCTCAACGCCAAGGCGACGGGGCGGGTGCGAGATGGCACCAAAGTGCCCGCCGGTTTCAACATGGGCTCGCCGAAACAACACGCCGCGTATTGGGCGGTGCTGGGAATCGAGCCCAAAGACGAAAAGGGCAAGGTTTCGCTGGATAAGAAGAACCTCGCGACCTACCGGCACCACGAGATCGTCCGCACTTACGAGTTCTACAAGAAGGCGGAGAAGCGGGCGACGATGGCGGAGAAGCTCATGGAGCATGTGCAGGGGGATGGGCGGATCCATGCGCAGTTCATGCCCCTGCAAACGGCGACGGGGCGCTGGAGTTGCGCTAACCCCAACCTCCAGCAAATTCCGCGGGATCCTGAGTTTCGCACTGCGTTTACTGCGCCGGAGGGTTGTGTGCTGGTGCAGGCGGATTACAGCGCGATGGAGCTGCGCTACTTGGCGGCGGTGGCTGAGTGCAGCCCGATGCTGGATGCGTTTAACAGCGGGGCGGATCTACACACTCGCACCGCTGCGTTGATGTATGGCATCACGGACGCCGAGGTCGACAAATCGCAGAGAACTGCGGCTAAAGCGTGCAACTTCGGATTGGCGTATGCGTCAGCGCCTAAGGGTTTGCAGTCGTACTTCGCGACGCTGGGGCTCTACATCGACAAGAGACAGGCGCGCGAGTTCTATGACATGTGGCACGCCGCGTACCCAGAGGTGGGTAAGTGGCATCGCTGGTGTCAGAAGCAAGTGGACGCCGGGGCGCCGGTGCGCACGGCGATTGGGCGGAGGCGCAAGCTGTTTGGCGAGGAGAACCGCGTTCAGATCTTCGCCAATAACACGATCCAGGGGGGTTGCGCTGACATCATGAAGGCAGCAATGGTGTCGATTTTTCATCAACTTCCGGCCGGGGCGCATCTGGTCGCCTGCGTTCACGACGAGGTTTTATGCGAATCTTGCATAGAGAGGTCAGAAGAGGTTCTGGGCCTTGTCATTGGTGAGATGCAGGATGCTGCAATAGCCATCGTCGGTACAGCGGTGACGATGAAGGCTGAGGGAGGGGTTGTTCAGAGCTGGGGGGAGAAGTGAGCGGATTGCAAGACCCCCGCGTAAAAGAACTGCTGCAGATTGCAGCAGAGCGCTACCTCAGAGGCGAAGCACCACGCTCGCCACTTCCTGGTGATCCACCAACACCTGCTCAACCAGCGCCAGGTACAGCTCCCGGAGTTCTTCGTCGCTCAGCTGCGACCACACGGCTGGGTCGGCGAATACGGAAAGGAGCTCGGGGTCGGGACCGACTTGCTGTTCCAGCGCGGTAAGCCGCTCGCGTTTAATTTCAATAGCTGGGGCCAGGTCCGGGTCGCCCAGCGCTTCTAACTCCGCGATCTTGGCCTTCAGCGTCAGGATCTCGGGGTTTTCTACTATTACGGACTGGGCTAACTGCGTGCTGCGCTGAGATAAAGCAGCGTTGATTTGTTCGCGGACCTTCTGCTCGCGGGTGCTTTTGTAGCGCTGCGAACACTCCCGGCTTTTGCAGATAACGCTGGCGATGGTGCGGCTGCCTGCGTAAGTCATTTTACGATTGCAGCCGGCGCAGACGCAAAGGCCAGTCAGGAGGCGGGGTTTGACTTGGGCGGTGTGGCCCCAGCGGCGGCGATTGTCATGCAACTGGCGTTCCATGATCACAAAGTTGCTGTGTGACAGCAGGGCAGGATGAGTTTCCCAGACGATCTCTCGGTAAGAATTATCACTCTGCTTTAGGTAGCCCAGCCCGCCCCGGAGAACCGGGTTGAGAAGCCAAGCTTTGACGGCACGGCACGAACCTAAGGGGATGGCACCCAGACCTGCCTTGTGCCACTGGTCTAACGCCGTATTCATGCGCCAGTTGCATTGCTTGCATAACGCAAGGAAACGCGCGGCCCGGGGGAACTCCTCGGGGTCGGGCTCTAAGGCGCTCCGATCTGCGTTCAGGCGGTAGCCCCAGGCCACCTTGCCGCGCAGGGGGCGGGCGCGTTTGCGGCCTTCGCTATAGCCGGCGCGCACGCGCATCGACAGCATCCTGCTCTCCATCTCCGCCATCGAGGTGGCCATGCGGGAGAGCAGGAAGCCCTGGGGTGTTTCGGAGTCGACTGTGCCGCCGTCAAGGCAGTGGATGCGAACGCCCCGTTTGGCGGCAACGGCAATCAGCGCATCGGTGGCCGCGGCGTCACGCCCCAGTCGGTCGATGCGGGTGCAGACCACCTCTTGCACCTGGCGCGTGTCGATGAGGTGCAGGAGTTCCAGGTAGCCGGGGCGGTCCTGTGACAGCCCGCTCTCAACGTCCTCGATAACGCGGTCGACGCCTGCGTTCTCGATTCGGGAGCGCTGGTTTTGTAGCGCGCTGAGCTGCTCGTTGGTGTCGGTCGACACCCGCAGGTAGCCAATGCGCAGGGGTTGTCCCATGGGACTAACGCTAGGCGGGGTTGACTTCTTGTGTGGAACAGATACTCTCTGCCTGTCCATACAGGAACACCCGTGACTTCCCTTGCGCCACGGCGCATCTCAGCCGTTGCTGAGGATTGCGTGACGCAGGCTGCAGAACTCCTGCAGCTGTTGAACCGCCTATCAGATGGAGAAGCGGAACTAAGTGAGGACGAACGCAGTTACCAAGATCTGGTGACGGCGCTGTTCGCGCTCAAGCACGCAATCCAGGGCATCAAGACCGTCGCCAGCCTTGAAGCGGGGAGGTACGGCTTATGACCCCCGACCAGCTCGTCGATCACCCGCCTCACTACACAAAAGGAGGCGCGGTTGAGTGCATTGAGGCGATTAAGTCAGCCCTAACTGCTGATGAGTACAGGGGCTACTTGAAGGGAAACATCCTGAAGTACGCCTGGCGGGAGCGCCACAAGAACCGCCTGCAGGACATCAAAAAGCTCAATTGGTACGCCACTGAGCTGATCGCACACCTCGAATCCTCACTCGTTATCAATGAAGATCAATGACCTACGTGCGTGGGACGGCCCGTTGTACTCGGGCGATTGCGACCCCCGCGTGCAGCAAAAAGTCCAGGAGCGGCTGGACGAGCTTTACGTGCGTGATGGCCGGTATCGGCCTGATCACCCTGATCATGCAACTTACACCGGACTTTTCATCAAATACCAAGAGGAATTCAACAATGACGACTGAGCAGCTTTTCCTGGAGTGGTGGAAGGAGTCGTACCCGCACGCCAAGCCGGCGCCTCACACCATCACCACCCACGTCGCTTTCGCTGAGTACATCGACCGCAAACGCACGCAAGACGTGCTGGACTCCATAGCCAAAGCAGGCGCTGAGTAGAGGGCAGGCGTCGTGTTGTGCCCTGTTTGCACCGGTAAATACAGCCGGCCCAGCAAATGCTTCCGCGACGCCCCCGACTCCTACCTGCGCTACCGCGACTGCAGACATTGCGGTCATCGCTGGTGGACGATTGAGGTCATTGCGCCGAAAGACTCCATCCAGTGGATGGCGCGGGATAAGCCGGTGCGGCGTCCTAATTACCAACGAATCCGCTTCTCTAACAATGAAAGTAACTCTGGTGCATCGAACAGATGGCGCCGAGGCGCTTACGGCCTACATGGCCCGAGTGAGCAATCCCGCCAATCAGGACAACAACGAGACGGCGCACCGCCTGATCCGTTACCTGATTGAGCACGGGCACTGGAGCCCGTTTGAGATGTGCTCCATGTGCGTCAAGATTGAGACCGAGCGCGACATCGCGGCGCAGCTGCTCCGTCACCGCAGCTTCTCCTTCCAGGAGTTCAGCACCCGCTACGCCCGAACCTCCATCGCCGAGACCCCGCACTTCCGGCGCCAAGACACCAAGAACCGCCAAAACTCTTACGACGACCTCAGCGCTGAGGATCAGGAGCAGCTGGGGCGGGACGCCAGTGAGGTGATCACGCAGGCGTATGGGCTCTACTACGCCATGGTTGAGAACGGCGTGGCGCGGGAGACCGCCCGGCGCATCCTGCCGCTCTGCACCCCCACCGTGCTCTACATGCACGGCACCCTGCGCTCGTGGATTCACTACATCCAGGTGCGCACGGACCCCGGCACTCAGCTGGAGCATCGCCAAATTGCGGAGCAGTGCAAGCAGGTGTTCTGCCACGAGTTCCCCGCGATTGGTGAGGCGGCCTTTGGCGTAGGGGAGCAGTGAGCACCTCGCCCTTTCACAGCGCGTTGGCGCTTGGTGGTGTTGAGGAGGTGTTGCTGGAGGTTGTCGAGCAGGGGCAGCGATACGCCGCCGCTCAACACCCAGCTGTCGATAACCGCTCCCTCTACGCCTTCCTGGCAGAGCTGAAGTACAGCGTTCGCGCTTCGGAAACCTCGACTAACGCAAACCCTCAATGAAAGTTGATCAGAGCTTTTCCGATTTCTTGAACGAAATCGGTCGCTTCCCCCTGCTGACTGTTGATCAGGAGGTGCTGCTGGGCAGGCAGGTGCAGCGCCTGCAGCAACTGCGCGAGAAGGAGGCTGGTGGTGAGAAGCTCACCAAGAAGGAGCTGCGGGAGGTGCGGCTCGGGGAACGCGCCAAGCAGCAGATGGTCAACTGCAACCTGCGCATGGTGGTGTCCATCGCCAAGAAGTACCTCAAGCGCGTCAATCACCTGACGATGCTGGACCTAATCCAAGAGGGCACGATTGGGCTCATGCGCGGTGTGGAGAAGTTTGACCCAGCTCGCGGCTACAAATTCTCGACCTACGCCTACTGGTGGATTCGGCAGGGGATGAACCGTGCTGTCAATCAGCAGGACGCCACGATTCGGATGCCGCACCACGTCGCCGAAAAGGTGCCCAAGCTCAAATACACCATGCAGCGGCTTTCGCAGGAGCTGGGGCGGACGCCCAGTAAGCAGGAGCTGGCGGATGCGATGGAGATGAGCGTTGAGCAGATGTGGCTGATCTTTGAGCGCACTGCAGCGCCAACGTCTTTGGATGCGGCCTGCAAAGAAGACGGCGATGCACTCGTCGACTTGATCGCAGACCCCAGCTACCAAGATGACGATGCGATGTTTTTGATGGATGACCGCTGGCGCCTGGAGTCCGGGATGGCGCGGCTGCCTGAGCGCTCGCGCTACGTGGTGGAGCAGCGCCATGAGCTCACCGGTAAAGCGCCCGTGCCCTATCAGGTGTTGGCGCAGGAGCTGGGGATCTCGCGCGAGCGGGTGCGGCAGATTGAAATCCGCGCGCTGCGAACGCTGCGGATGTATATGAACGCTGTGTCGCCCTTAGCCGATGCCCAAGTCCTTGCAAACCTCACGGGCCATGCTGAGAAAAGCGCCGACCTCGCTCGGCTCCGCATGAGCGCCAAGGAACAAGACAAGCTCCAGCTCGCCAATGCGGCCCACTGCGTTCGCTAAGAGTTGTTGCTGGTGGTAGTTGCTGCGCATTAGGGAAGCGCACAGCGTTCGGACTTTTTCAATGTCCGGGTGCCCCGCAACTTCCCTAATCGCCTGCTCCAGCTTGAGCTCCTCGTACAACGGGATCTCATACGCCATCCAGCTGCTTGGCCGGCTCTCGCTTTCGCTCACAGCAACCTAGGCGTACACAACATGCTAGCGAGCTGTTACATATGGAGCCCTCAATGCGGATGGTGCGGGATCGCAGGGGTCAGGAGCTGTGGGTGGTTGAAGGGCTTGGCATGACCTTCATTCATCGTCAACGGTGGCAAGCAGAAGTGAAGCTGCACTATCTGCAAAGCAGCGCTGGTGTATCCACAGCCAGAGATCCGCTTCACGATCAGCGCTCCAGTTCGGCTGCAGACGAAACCAACTGAAGACCTCGCTGCTCCCCTTGCGCCGGTTGCAATCCGGGCAGGCGGGGGCGAGGTTTTGGGTTGTGGTGTCGCCGCCGCGGCTGCGGGGTTTGATGTGGTCCAATGTGGTCGCGTTGGCAGAGCCGCAGTAGGCACAGCGGCCTCGCCAAGCACTGAAGATGTGGTCGCGGAAACGCCGCTTGGCGTCACGCTTGTGCAGCAGGTGAGTCTCCGAGATCCCGTGATCCACTGGTGGTGAGGGGCGGCAAGGGGCAGGGCATGACCTCAAGCCGTAGGAGGTGGTCTTCCGAGTAGGCCAGTTCGGCGCATTGGGCGTAGACGTTGTTGGCGACGCCCTCGGCGTCTTCAACTGATTCGACGACGATCTGCATACGAACGTCGACGATGTACTGGTGCTTCATGGGTCCGCGATGATGGCCCAGCCGGTATCCGGGCCTTCAACCATCCAGCGTGAGCCCCAGTTCTTGCGGCTATAGGCCAGTCCGCCGCCCTTAGAACTCAGATACACGCCCTGTACTACGTCCATCTCGCCGAAGGGGTCGTGGACAATCACGGCGCTCTTCGTGTAGCCGATCACCGTCAACCAGTGGCCACCGCCGGTGGGGTTTGAGCTGGGGCCGTGATGTAGGAAGCCGCAGGGCACCGGCACGCCGCGGTTGATTTGGCGTTCGATGTCGCTCCAGTTGGCGTCCTGGGTGAACTTGGCGCGGATGCCGTAGCTGCGCAGCGCGCGGAGCTGGGCGGTGGCGTCTGTCGTGTCGCCAAACTGCTGGACGCGCTTTAGGTACTGGTCGTCGGCATTCAGCCCCGTGATCGCGCCGGGGCGCAGGGCCGCGACGAGCATCGCGCAACTGCTGCTAAAGCACATCCGCATCGCTTGGCCGGGGAGGCCGCTGTCGCGCTGGCTGTAGTAAGGGACGCGCAGGGGGTTTGGATGCGGTGATGGCGCCGGGAGTTTGCTAACTGGCGCGTGCTCGTTCATCAACGCGATCAGCTTCTGCGCGTAGCTGGGGTCGGTCGCGTACCCCTCGCGCACTAGGGCGCGGGCGGCGTCGTCGCGCGCTTTCTCGCGGTTCACGCCTTTGTAATTCTTGTAGTCCCTGTACCACCGGTCGACGAGGTACTGGACGGCGGTGGCGAGGTTGGGGAAGTTGAGGAACGAGTCGGTGATCGTGATCCACTCGCCGTTCACAAACTCGCGCGTTTCGCTGCTGGTGCCAGCGCCCTTAAGGCCGAAGGGGTTGTTGCTGCCGCCTGGCATGTGCTTGCCGAAGCCGCTTTCAAGCGCCCACTGCGCCGCGACGAGTTCGGGGAACGCCGCGCCTGCGGTGCGGGCGGCGGTAAGGATGCCGTCCCAGCTGTTCTCGACGGAGACGCCCGGCTTAAAACCCGGGGTGGCGCGAAACAGCAGCGCAAACTCGTTGAGTTGGTCTGGCGTTAGCGCGCTTTCGAGCCAGTTCCAAGCGGCCAGCTGGTGCGGCTCGTTCTTGGTGTACTTGACCGCGTCAACCAGGCGGATGGGGCGCTGCGGGCTCATCGTGGTTGCGGACGTAGGGCGCGGGGTCGAACCACGGCGCGTGGATGCGAAGTTCGGTGCCGGTGTCCGTCATCACGGGCGCGGTGGGGGCGTCGTGCGCGGACCATTGCTGGTGGAGGGCGGCGATCTGGGCGTCAACGTCGCGGAGGGTGACCTCCGTGCGCCAGTTGATCCAGTCGCCGCGGCTGTGCTCTAAGAGCGCTCGGACTATGGGGTGGTGGCGAAGGCCGGGGCGGTCGTCGCATAGCAGGCGCAACACCTCGTGCAAGAGGGCGGCCCACAGGCAGTACGACCGCTCGCTCACTTGCGGCTGCTGTAAGGGAATACCTCGCGCAGCACTTTCACCACCTGCTGGGCGATGCCGTTGCCGGCGAGCGGGGTGAAGGGCAGCACTTCGCTGATGACAAGCAGCACAAGCGCGATGATTGCGGTGGTCTCCATAGGGGAGCCTGCGGTTGAGCTAAGTTGCCGCTCAACGCCCCTGCATCTCTAAAGCGCGCACACGACGGTCAATGTCGTTCAGGCGTTCCTTTGAGTCGTTCTTCAGTTCCCGAACGTCTTCTAAGACGGTGCCAAGGCCCGCTTCAATCTTGGTGACCTGGAGGAACAGGCCGCAAAGGCCCACGACGGCAGCCACCAGCAGGGCCGGGACCGCTTGGGCAACCCAGGTGTTTTGCTCAGCGGCGGCTGGGGCGTTGTACTCCTCGTCAGTCACCGCAGGGTGGGTGGGGCGCTTGGCCTAAGTTGCCGGCGCCCACAGACAGCGACACTACGCAGCTGCAACCCAGGGCAGACCGCTGGACTTGGTAGGCGCCAGCTTCTCGGTGATTTGAGCATCAAGGGCAGCCTCGATCTCGGTGATCTTGTCGTCGCCGAAGTGCGATTTCACCCAGCTCACTACGGTGTCTTCATCAAGCTGGGCGTAAGGGATGCCCGTGCCTTCAGCAGGGGCCTCAAGCCCAATAGAGCCATACGCGCCAGCTTGTTCACCATCGCGGAAACGAGTCACGGTGTAGTGAACAGTAAAAACAGTGCCAATGGAATCCAGGTTACGTTCCATGTTGGCAACTTTCCAAACGGTGAAGGGAAAGTCAATTCCGGGAGTAGTCATAAGTAGGTAGGAGTGTTTGGGTAATTAGTGAGTAGGTCTACGCGCCCTTGAGAGCTGCTACTTCGGCTTCCAGGGTTTCGATACGTCCGATGGCTTCCTGCAGAGCTGCCGTTAGCAGCGGAACCAGCTTGGACTGGTCGATGCCTTGGTAAATCGGGTTACCTTCATCATCAACCGCATCCTTATCGCCAGTAACGCACTCGGGGACCACGGTTTGTGCTTCATGGGCAATGAAGCCGTCAACCCTAGAACCGTCAGTTTTCCATGCAAAGTTGACAGGGTTAAGCTGCTGTAGGCGATCAACGGCGCCTGTCATCGGCTGCCAATCTTCTTTTAAGCGATAGTCAGAGGAAGTGTTGTAAGCGGTAGCCGATCCATTGGTTGCAATGCTGCCTACAGCACCGTTTGGGTTTTCAAAAAATATAGACGTATACGATACTGTCGATGGTTGGTAAAAGGTTGCGCCGGCATTTGTTCCATCAGCATCTACAACAAAACGAACACTATTGCGTCGCGTTGTACCGCCAATTAACACCCCTCCACCATTCGTAATCCTCATCCGCTCCGTCGGGCTGCTCGCTGAGTCGCTGGTTGTGGAAAAAACCAGCCTGCCCGGCATATCATTAGCGCCAGGGGTGCCGTCTACTTCGGCGGTTATCCGAGCGCCGGTAACTAAATTAGTGCCATCAGCTCCCTGGAAACTTATAATTCCCAGCTCATCGCCGTTCTGCACGATTGTGTTAGAGCCTACGGTTGTGCCTCTTGTTTTACTAAGTGCAATGATTGGGCTGGCGGCGTTGCTATTATTATATGTAAATGCAATAGATCTTTGGCCGCTATCATTAGCGGCGCCTTCTGCTTGAAATAATGCAGAAAACGCTGCTGCACCGTAGAGATTGCTACGAGCACTAGACGTGCCAATTAACAACCTGCCGGAGCTGTCGATGCGGGCGCGTTCTGCAGTAAATGAATTGCTGTCAGCTGCCCATCCACCAAAAGCAATGTTATGGTCGGTACTTCCACCAAAAGCAACAA